ACAGACAACTCTCCGCAGGGAAATACTGCCGCCTATTCTCTTACAGCGGATAGCGATGGCTCATTTTTGAAATCGTTTACAGAACATGGTATGGTCATTGGCGTTATGTGCGCGCGCTACAAGCATACCTACCAGCAGGGATTAGATAAGCGTTTTACTCGCAAAACGCGTTTTGATTACTATTGGCCGCTTCTTGCAAATTTAGGAGAACAGCCTATTTTGAACCGTGAAATCTATGCGCAAGGAACTGAAAAAGACGGCGAGGTATTCGGTTATCAGGAAGCATGGAGTGAATACCGTTATAAGCCTGATATTTGTACTTCCGAGATGCGTTCAACTTATCCTCAGTCTCTTGACGTGTGGCATTTTGGCGATAATTACAAAACGCTTCCTACTCTTTCGTCTGGATGGATACAGGAGGATATGAATAATATTAACCGCGCTTTGGCTGTTTCTAGTTCTGTAAGCAATCAGTTTTTTGCTGATATTTATATCAAAAATAAAGCTACGCGTGTTATGCCTGTTTATTCAATCCCAGGCATGCCAAGGACTCTGTAAGTTTTTGCTTTTTATCTTTCGCCCAGGTTGCAACCTGGGCGACGTTATTTGAAAGGAGATTTAATATGGTTGATCCTTTAAAAACTGCTAAGCAGTATGCGGCTTATAATAATTCGTTATATCAGTCTAATACTCGACAGGCTCAAGCGTTCAACGCCGCTGAGGCGGCGAAGAACCGTGATTGGCAGGAGCGTATGTCCAATTCTGCACATCAAAGAGAAGTTGCGGATTTGAAAAAGGCAGGCCTTAACCCCGTCCTGTCTGCAGGCGGTCAAGGTGCCGCTACAGGTTCAGGCGCATCTGCCTCTAGCGAAGCTGCGAATGTAGATACATCGATGCCTCAAGCTGTCATTGACATGGCAGAAGCACAGTTATCTAGTGCTACCGCTTTACAGCAGACCGCAATGACTACGCAGTCTAATATGGCGCAAGCTGTTCTTAAGTCTAATACTGATAAATATGTTGCTGGTTTACAATACAAGCTTCAAAAATATAAGCATGATAATCCTTCTGCCGATACTGTTGGCGGACAGTTTTCTCGTTTTCCTGATTTCCTTAAAATTGCTACTAAGTCCACTTTGGATTTTGTTGACTGGGTTGGAAAAGGACTTGAGAAAGCTGGATTTGATACTACTGGTTCCAAGAAGAAGAAAGCCGTTACAGGCTCTTCTGCTCGTGGTGTTAAAGGTTATAAGAATATTGACGAACTCATTGCTGATATTCCTGTTTACGATGAAAAAGGTCGTTTGATTTCTGGCGGTAAACAGAGAAAGAATGAAGCTCGCTTGAATCTTGGCTCTAAGTCATCAAATTCACCACTTGGTAGTAAATATCGCTTTGATACAATGGCTAGGTATCGCAGTAGTAAAAAACGTAAAAAATAACACGACACGACGAATTAAACGACGTGACGTGAATAATTCGTTTTTATTGATGTTTTCTAAAACGCAGGACTTGTTCCTGCGTTTCCCCTAGGGGACTGGGGGATGGAGTCCCCCAGCCGGCTCTGCCGGGCACCTTTCCCCTCTTGATGGAAAGGTGCTAGGTGACACCTAACTAACAGTTAGTGATCACCGCGGTGAGACCGCGCCGTAAGGCTTACTTGAAAATTATAGAAAGGATTGATATAATTATGACGTGCTACCATCCATTAAAGGCGTTTGCTACAGGAGAAAGGACTAAAAATGGAAAGATTAGTTATATTGTTACTGGCTACGATGCGCAAGCTATTATCATTGACGGGAAAGGTCATCGTACTGTGGTTGATTATAATCCTGAGTCTCGTGGTGATAAAGTTCTTCGTGATCCCATAGAGATACCATGTGGTAAGTGTTTTGGCTGTCGTTTGAAGCGTGCTAGAGATTGGTCTGTTCGCATGATGCTCGAATCAGAGTATCATGATGAAAATTGGTTTGTTACGCTTACATATAATAATGAACATTTACCTATGAATGAGTATATTGATGATGATGGTGTTATTCAGTTGAAATCTACGCTTTGTAAGCGTGATCTTCAATTATTTTGGAAGCGTTTACGTAAAAAACAAGATATCAGATATTATGCCTGTGGTGAGTATGGGACAAGGACTGCGCGCCCTCATTATCACGCTGTTATCTTTGGACTCCATCTTGATCCAGATCGGCTTGTTGAGTACCGTTCACAACCTTTTCAGTTATGGACTTGTCCTGAACTTGAGGAAATTTGGAAGTGCGGATATGTTGTAGTCGGCAAGGTTACTCAAGAATCTTGTGAATATACTGCTCGGTACTGCATGAAGAAGCTTAACGGCTCTGCCGCTGAAATTTACGATCAATTTAATTTTATTCCCGAATTTTCATCTATGAGTTTAAAGCCCGCGATTGGTCGCCAATGGTTTGACGATCATGCTTTTGATATTTACCCAAAAGATGAAATTCAATTACCTAAAGGACGTTTAGTGACACCACCTAGATATTTTGACCAGTGCATGGAAAAATTGGATGAGGATTTGATGGTATCCGTCAAGGATGAACGAAAGGACATCGCCGAAAAGCTTGAGCATGCTAGACTGCTTGAAACTGCTTTGTCTAAGAGTGATTATCTCAAGGTTGCAGAAGCGAATATGAAGCAAAAAATGAAGCGTAAAGTTCGCCCTCTTGATTAGTTTGAATTTTTTCAAAAATAATTATGCCTTAATTATTGATTATAGGAATAGTTTTTGATAAGATAAGAGTAACAAAAATGTTGCTCTTATTTTTTTGAAAGGAGACGTTATGAATGAAGAGAAAAAAAGTTGTCAGGAAATCGAAGGATCGGAAGTTGTTTCGCCGGACGGCGAACAAGACAAAGAAAATGAACGTCAGCCCGCCCACCTTCCGTGGAGGGATTCGTTTGTAAATTGGATGCATGATTATGGAGAGTTGATCTCGGAGATTGTCCTGATGTGTTGTGTAGCTGGTGTATGTTATTCAATGGTTTGTTTAGTGGAAATCATTTCACTGTTTGCTTAAGGAGGTCTATTGATGAAAAGTCCTATTTTTACTGTAAAAGATAATTTAGTTGGTTTTAATTCGCCGTATATCCGTATGAATGAACGCGTTGCTATTCGCGAGTTTCGAACTATGATTGATGATCTCGATGATAAAGGCGATCATTCTGTTTTTGATTTAGGTTTGTACTGTGTTGGTACTTTTGATTTGGAGACAGGTGTTATTGAATCCCATGATCCGCAGGTCGTTCTTCTTGCTACGCAGTGGTTGACGTTATCTCCTAAAGAGGTAGGTGAGATTGATGATTAGAACTCTTTTTGGCATTTTGCAGGATATCCCAGAGATGCGCGTTACTGTTTTTTCGTCCGCTGGTTCGCCTGTTAAAGATAAGTTTATCATGGAGGTTACGTCCAAAGGATATCCGAGTTTACGTAAGACTGGACAGCATAATGTTTATGATGAAATTCAGAGTTATCGCGAAGGATGTGACCTTGCGGCAATTCTTCAGTCTTTTGGTAATGAATGTCCTAGGTTTGATCCTCTTTGTTTTGAACAAGCGGAGGCGTTTGTAAATGATTTCAGTGATGTTTCTAGTCTCGGCGATCTTGTCAATGACGGTGAAGCTGTCAAACAGTTCTTTAATGAGCTTCCGTTGGAGGTTCGTAACTGTTTTGATAATAGCGTTCATAAATTTGCTCGTGATTTTACTGGTGAAGGATTCCTTCAGACTCTTAGGCAGGCGTTTAATGTGCCAGATACTCCAGAGCCTTCCCCGAATCCTCCGACCCCTAGTGAACTTAATCCTGACAGCGGCTCTGTTGATCCTGATTCTGGCACTGCTTAATCTTATATTCATTATTATTGTGTTTTCCATGTTTTTCATTTTTGGTTAAGGGGGCGGAAGCCCCCTCTTCCGTATAGAAAGGAGATCAAATGTTAGATAATAACTCAAAATTTAGTTACGTTCCTGGAACGCGCGCAAGTCGTTCTATTTTTGATTTGAGTAACAGTGTTAAAACGTCATTCGATGCCGCCCAGCTCGTTCCTTTTTACTATGAGGAAGTTCTGCCCGGAGATACTTTTAATCTCGAAACGAATCTCATTGCCCGTATGCAGACTCTTGTTGCTCCTGTAATGGATGATCTTTACCTTGATTTCTTCTATTTTTTCGTCCCTAACAGAATCGTTTGGGATCATTGGAAGGAATTTATGGGTGAAAATACGAAGTCGGCATGGTACCCGGAAACGGAGTACAACGTGCCGCAGATTTCGGTCGCTCCATCTAAATCTGTAGCCGCTAAGTCTGTAGCGGACTATTTCGGCATTCCGCCGATTACTGTTCCGCAGGGTGAAAAGAACGCTTTCACTTTTTCCGCCCTTCCTTTCCGCGCCTACGCGGAAATCTGGAATGAATGGTTCAGAGACGAAAATCTGCAGGATCCAGTTCTTGTGGATCACGGAGATTCTACGCATACATATGACGCAAATTCCGCTGTAGATGGTGGTGCTTTGCTTTATGCAAATAAGTACCATGACTATTTCACGAGTGCTCTTCCTTCGCCGCAGAAGGGCGCAGATGTGACAATCCCTATTGGTACTATTGCGCCTGTATATCCTACTAATGCGTCACAGCTCGGTAATGTTGAGAAGACATACCCTGTTTCTGTTCTTGAGTGGCGTAACTCTAATGATGCTGCCCTTCCGGCTCGTGGTGGTTTAGGTATTTTAGGATCTGGTGCTACTGATCCGTCCGGTTTGGCTGGTGTTACGTTTCTTGATCAGGAAGATAATGCTGGTATTTCCGGTAGTCCATATCCATCTAATCTGATCGCAGATATCGGATCAATTCCTTCTACATCTATCAATCAGCTTCGTTTGGCGTTTGCAACACAGGCTCTTTTAGAGAAAGATGCTCGTGGTGGAACTCGTTATCGTGAGATTATTAAGTCTCATTTTGCGACTAACTCCCCAGATGCTCGCCAGCAGGTTCCAGAGCTTTTGTCATATAATCGTGTCCCGATCCAGATCAATCAGGTGGTTCAGAATTCGTCTAGTACAGACAACTCTCCGCAGGGAAATACTGCCGCCTATTCTCTTACAGCGGATAGCGATGGCTCATTTTTGAAATCGTTTACAGAACATGGTATGGTCATTGGCGTTATGTGCGCGCGCTA